GTTTCCCAGTCACGATCGAACGCTGCCTGCGTCGGGGGAGGGGAATTTAGAAAATGTGGAATGAAGCGGAATTCGGGCGAGATGATGAAATCGTTTGTGATATTACGGCTGACTCGCTGGGCCGTCACGCAAAGCCTTGTGGTATGAAAACGTGGGTGACTGACGATGACACTCACGGCTACGTAAGCTACGAATGTGAACGCGGACATCATTTTGCAATTCAGTATGACGATGACCGTGTAGGTGACGACGACGATATATTCCAATCCGATATTTTTTAGGAGCAAAAATGAATAACACAACACGCGAGGCGGCGAAAGAAAAGTATCAACGTGCGATTAACTTTTCCAGAGCAACCACTCACCTTGGTAACGACTTCGATGCTGGTTACGCAGCCGCCCTGCAAGCCGCCGACAATTCCCAAGTGCAGGCTAAGTTGGTTGGCCGATTGTTGCTTGGAAGCCACGCCAACTAGTAACGCCATACATCGACAAACTGGAGGAAAAGGCGAAATGCTTGATGGAATGAGGCAGTGGACTTGTTGGCGATGCGAGGCGTCTTGGTATGGTTGAGCGGCTGATTCTCAATGTCCATCGTGTATGGAATGCAACGAACTATCAGACCACGAACCAAGCGAATGCCGGTCACTACACAGAGACGACTTGGATTTAAGGAACTCCAATAAGGGTGAGCGATAAGATCAAGCTCTCGAAACAGGACGCTGACTGAAATCAAAACCCGTCAGCCCAGAAATTGTAGAATGAGTTACGGCGCCCAAAAATAATATTTCTGATTGCCTTTTTGAACGACCGCGACTAACGATCCGGCAACGTCTTCTGCGGCCTGCACACCAAAACTTATAACGTAAGGCCCAAGCCCTGTAGTTCCGTTGTCGTATCTCGGCACAACTCCGCCACCGTCCGGCGGGTTTGTTCGTGGTCTCGCGGGCGGTGCTGGAAATGGCAGTGTAGTCGCCACACTCGCCATTGAAATAACCGTCCAAAAGTCAGGAACATTAATTGTCAACCTTCCCGCTTTTGCGTTTGATTGCGACTTAAGATATAAAATCCAGTAGTAAAATATTTCCCAAAGCGTCTCGGGCGAGCTGCCTAACGGCGGATGAAACGCTCTGTAGTGCGCATCGCCTGAATCAAAAATCGACGGGCGAAATATAGTTGTATAAAAGAACCCAGCGGTTTCCGCAAATATATTTCCGAGCGCGTTGATGTATCCGTCTTCGGCATATGGCAAAATCAAAGCCGGAACTAAAAAAACGTCCATGCGTTTCGTCGGTGTAAAAGCAACCGATGACGCGGCAAAATCCGGCAATGCGGTGATCTTATAAGTGCCATTGTCAATAAGCGTAACCGGCTCTACAAATCCGTTAGAATTTTGAATCTGAACGCCTGCCGTTAAATCAGAACTCGTCACCTTAAGCCCGCCCGACGTCCAGACAGTCGCCGGCAATGCCGTTAAAAGTCCACTGCCAAACGACGGAGCAGATGCAGAAATTCTTGAATTAGCGTCAAGCCCGCCTTTCGTGATTTGCCGAAATATGCCCGTCCAGTTTCCCGTTGTGCCTAAAAAATCATTATCGACGGCTTGATAGTCTGATAGCTGAACGGCTCTGATGCTTGGATCGTCAATTCCAGTTCCGCCGTCCAAAGTCGGAGCGATTTGCACATCAATAGACTCCCAGCCGGATGAGCTTCGTCTTTGCCCGAGATCGAATAAGCGAATGCCTGGATTTGTCCGACGCGACAAAACATCCGGCGAGTCGCCCGTTCGGATAAGCGGACGCGGAGGCGATTTGCGTTTCTTTCGCTTATCGCTTTTCGGCTTGACCGTGATTTCAACTTTATACTTCGGCATTAGCGGATTTCAGTTTCATTCTTTCGGCGTAACTGATTTTTTGATTCGTTCGGGTAAGGTGATAATTCTTGCATAGCTGGCATTTATAAAAATATAACTTTTCGCCATAAATACCGCCCGCCCTTTCGGCGTTTTTGCGAGCCTGTTTACGACTGAAATATTGACGCTTTCGGCTGCAATCACGCGACCGCTTTTCTTTTGAGTCCATAAGTTTTACGGTTTTTGCACTCGGAGAATCGGTTGCACTCGCGTCCGAGCCAAAACACTCGCACCCGTAAGCCGTATCTCAAACGTTTGGCGAGTGCCGTTGTAAGGCGATAGGTCGATAAACGATGACTCTAAATTAACCCACGAAACATCGCCCGACTTTCTGCCCTCAACTGTGATATTAGCAGTCACATCGCACGTAAGCCGATAATCCGTCTTGCAGTCGATCTTGACGGACAGGGTTGCGACGCCTGCGGAGACTAGGGCGAAGCGAAATGAGGTGATCGGATTGTCGGAAAGGTCGTAAATCATTTTAATAAATCGCCGACCAGATGCCCTTTGCTAACCGCCTCTGTTACTGACTCTGGCAGTGGCGTGTCGTGATAGCAATCATTACACCGATACCGCGATGCCGAAACGCGAAATAGTTTCTTGAATTCCTTGCATCCGTGACAGAATCCGTCACGCTCAATAGGCTCGATTTCTTTGGCTGTGGTCATAACAAAACAAACGCCGATTTAGACCTGAATTCCAGTCACGTTAGTCGAAAACTGAATTGCATCGCCGCTAATATTCAAACTCAATATCAAAAAGTTGCCAAGTGTCGAAGCGTCACGGTCGCGGGCGTCGATAACAAACCCTTTTAACAATAGCGGATCGTAACCCGCAACCGTCAGATTCATATTACGCGATTTTTCCTTTGCACGTTTAATCGTTCGTCTGGCAAGCGGTAAGGCCAGCGTTGTCGGCAACTCGCCATAATTCACGCTTTCCAGCCGTTCTTTTGACCGCGTACGATTATCTTCGGCGAATACGATTATCTGTGTCGGATGCGGTGAAATATCGTTTAGAGCAACGTCGCCCGTCCTTTCCTGAGTATCGTCTTTAATAACCGAGCCGACGCCCTCATTCGTGGTTCCGTCAAATTCCCATTCGGTAATGCGAACCTTATTACCGCGAATCGGCTCAAAGGTTTCTCTTTTGATACCGATAAGAAAATCCGTTTCGAGCGTTTGGCCTTCTTGTAAGTTGCCGCTTCGGTTCGCGGTTGAATACGGCTGTATAAAATCTTTGCCTAGTTGCTGGTTTGCCGTATCACGGACAACCGCCCCGCGCGTCGTTAGCTGATGATTCTGCAAATAAGTTGACCTCGCCCGCAACGGATGAGCTGCATATATAAATTCTTCGCGTTCACTTTTCTCTAATTGCAAAGACGTAATGCCTGTGGTCAAATCGGGCAAAAGGTTTTCGACTTCCTTTACTCGCAAACTCACAAGATCGCGTGAATTGTAAGTATAAATATCCTCGCTCGCGTTTACCGTTCCGCCCGGCCCAAAAGTCTCTTTTGTTTCTCTTGCAAGCTCGTCTTTAATGACAACGAACGGATGAGCAAAACGGCGATATTCACGAAACTCTTTTTCCGTTGACGTGCTGAGAGTTCCGGCGAATTCAGTTTTATTCTCGAATCGTTGCGTGACAAAATCGTAGTTGCGTTTATTCTCTGAAATATTCACTATCAAGCCGTCGATATTTCGCGGCTGCTCGGTCAATCCAAGTTGTTGATAATTAGACACGCCGACTTGTTTCGGAACGGGAAAGCCGGACGGCGACACTAAAGTCGTGTCAATGATTTTTAAGATGTTCGCTTCGACAACGACTTCGGTTTGATACATTCCAAGAAAGCCCGATACCGACGCCCAAAGACTCTGCCCCATAGGACAATCGACACGGCGAAGCGGATAATCAGGCGGGGCTTCGTAAGACGTAAAGCCGCATTCTGTTATCAATACGCGGTCTAAAACGTCGTAAAGCGTCAACCCTGAAACGCCGACAAGCTCCGGTAGATATGACACGCCGTTTTCGTCATAGATCGGCTCAATTTCATCCGTAGTAACCGTTTCAACGGCGGTATCGAAAAAGATAATTCCGCGTTCACTTGTCACGTTCAATTTGTCGTAAATATTCGACGAGCCGTTTACGATAACTTTGTCGGTCGGTGCATTGTTCGACCAACCTATCGGATATTGATAGCCTGTAAACGTTCCGGCGAGAATTTTCCATTCCATTGTCGCCTCATCGAAAACGCCGGGCGATGTGAGCAGGCCAAAGCCGAAGTCGATCTCGGTGTCAACGGCGAATAAAGATCGGTCAGACGCCCTTGCCAAAGTAACCTGGCATTCGCCGCCCGCAATCTGCTGCGATTCGCTATACGACCATTCAGTTATCGGAACGTCCACGCCGTCCGCTCGGAAACGCGGTCTATATCGAATATTCCGCGACGGATTCAAACTCGGCACAATGTCGATAATCAGGTCAAGCGTCCAAGATTCGTCATATTCGACCGTGAGAACGACCGCATTTGCGTTTAATTCGATTGTGGCGAGCCCGCCGTCTAAATCCACTGGAACACTAAGGCTGGCCGTTGAATCAAGCTCTATGGACGCGGATTCGACCGCAAAGCCCGTTATATCGCCCGACATTGCGAGCTCTATGCCGCCAATTCCGCCGTCAAGTGAGACGCCGACAGATAAAGACGCCGTGCTTTCCATTTCGATAGTTGCAGAAGCAATCGGCGTCGGGCTTAATTGTTGATTTATTAGCGGCATTTTGCTGGAATTATTTTAGCATTAAGCCTTTGTTTTTGATTAGGGAGAAAACATTATGACCGTAAAAGAATATCTCGAATCAACCTTCGATCCTGATAATAAATACAATGTCCGAAAAGGCGTCACCTGTGCCGATGGCTTTACCGTTTCAATACAAGGCGGAACGTTTAGCCACTATTGCTCGCCACGTGAACTTTGCAATGTTTATCATATGGTTGAACTTGGCTTTCCGTCTGCGGAAATGCCCGAATTATCCGAATACGCCGAAAAGCCGGAAAACCACAAAGACTCAATATTTGGCTATGTGCCGATAGAGAAAGTGGAATCGGTGATAGCATCGCACGGCGGCATAGTTGCCTAACCGCCCATAAACACCGGCAACGCCGTATAGATTCGCGTCCAGTCAACGTAGGCGATGTCACGCGTGCCGGGCGCGGTATTTTTAACAGTCAGTCCGATATGCGAAGGGTCAAACACCGTCGTAATGTCTCCGATTCCTGAGTTTCCCAAAATCCAAACAACTCCATTTGAACTCCAATAAAAGTCGTATGCGTTTACGTTGCGATTGACGCGAAGGTAAACAGCAGAGAACGGCATTGAGGCTTCGGTGTTTTGAGCGTGAACGACTCCAGGGTCTAATTCAGAGTCAAGAGTAGCCCTGTCGAGATAGGCGTCTATTCCGAGAACTCTTACGCCGGTTCCCGTTAAAACATCTAAACTCGCTGCTATCAATTCCGTCGCCGTGCTTGCCGCATTGTCGAAAATAGTCAGATAAAAACCTGCACTGCCGCTAGGGACCCCTTGAGGCACAATGAGCTTTGTAATCCAATCCCACGCACCGGACGGAATAGCCTGATAAATACCACTAAGCCCATTTGAGTTAGATAGCCGACGCATCACATAAGAGCCGTTGCTGAAATTATTCGTTAGATCGGACGCTCCGTATTGTGTCCATTTAGCATCAAGCGAGCCTGCCGTAAATTCATCATCGAATGCGTGAGGCGATGAAGGCGGAATGTCCGGCAAATATTCCGTTCCGCCGCCGCCCGATGATAGGCCATCGTCAATCGTAACTAACAGCGTGATCGGCGATTGGATAATGCCCGTTCCGCTCGATTCGAGATTCAAGACAACAATATCGCCTTGCAAACCGGAAACCGATAAACCTGTTTTCGTAACATCGTTATCAGCAGAATTGAAAGTTATCCGTCCACTTCCCGCAAACAGATTCGCACCGTCAACCGACACGTTAAAAAGCCACTCGCCTAAACCGGAATTAAATCCCGTTCCGATTAGGCGAATCTCTGAAATATCGCAATCGCACGGCAAGCGAAAATAAATCACATTCGCCTTGACGGTCGTAAGCTGCGAGCCTTCGTAGATTTTCTCTAGGACTTGAATTGCCATTTAGGTTGCCGTGATTTGTAACGCACCGGCCGGAAACTTTACGGGATCGCCGCTCATAATGATACGCGGAGCGACAAGTGTTTTAACGAATACAAGATTGCCGCCTGATGACGCATCCCAAACGGTATAAGCGACGACCGGAGTGCCAGCCGGAGCCCAGTTGCTTCCCGCCGTGCCAAAGTCAATATCGTTATCGTTTTCGACAATTTGGCCGGTGCGACTAAAATCCGTATCCGGCGTTTTTGCTTCGCGGGCGTAACCCGTTCCGGTAACTTCCACACCGCCCGCTCCCGCCGTATTCGGAGCGGTCGTGTGTAAGCCAAAATAAAAAGTCGTTTCAATCGGGCCGGTCGCACCTAGCCCGAAAACGTGATCTAAAACTTGCTGTGCCGCAATGTCGCTTAATAGCATCAGTTGTTACCTCTAATTCACCGTGTCGATAATAAATCTGTAAACCACGCCGTCGATTTGTTCTGAAAAGAAAGTGCCTGGAAATTCAACCGGACGCGGCAAGGACGGAACGCAATCAAAATCAAAACTGCCCGTGTCGCCAACAATCGTAATATCGAGCGTTGTGTCATTATCGAGTGCGTCCTGAATCTCTGTATTGATAGAATCGAATACAGATTTCATTATTGCAAAAGGTCTGATTTCAAGCAATAAGCCTTTGCCTAAATTGTCCAGCTTGAAAGTGTGAACCGTGCCATCGGCGGCGTTTGTAACCGTTCCCGTTTTGTCGAATATAAGGGCATCGAGTCCGCTTACTTCCGTGCGACAAGGAAGTCCGCCGCCCGTGCCGTCAGAGGATAAAACGATAGATTCGATTGTAACAAGGTTGTAATCCATACGTTATTGCCCGCTTCCAAAGAATCCGCTCTCAGTCGGATAAATCTCGTTCAGATTTGCTGGACTCGGATTCCTCGGAGTCGGCGTCGCACCGATGGCGAAGTCGGTCTGATTATTCAAAACTAACTCAACCGATGTCTTATCGCCGCCATTTTGCGTGATACCGATTTGCTTCTCAAGATTCGCATTGATCCGATTTAATATCGCCGTATTTTCCTGTAAAGCCTTTGTCGCATCGCCTTGTTGACGGGCAAGGTTTTCGGCGTTTCGCTCGATTGAATCTGCGACGCGGTTGCGAGTGTCTTGTCTGAGCGTGGTCGGATCAATACCAGATGCCAGAGTAGCTATTCTACGATCAATCGCTGATCTCTGAGGGTCGTTTGCCGCCGTAAGCCTGTCTAGCTCTCTAAATTGACGGTCAAGTCGCTGCTGGGCTGTTTCTTCGTTGCTTTGGCGTTGCTGTGCGTTCTGGAATGCACCGATTGCTAAGTCAGCAACATTTACCCCGCCTAACTGACCGCCGACGCCCGCCCGCCCAAACTGAAAGGCCTGGTTGCCGCCGAATTGTCCCGCGAGATTCGTTTTCTGTGCATCGGTAAAATTCTTAAACTGGTCAGGATTGAGACCGAGTCGTCGCAGTAAATCGTCCGTGCTTTCACCGCGTTGACCGTTTCGGAAAAACGACGCCTGCTGTCTTAAGTCGGATACGCCTAAGACGTTTTCGGTCTTTGCACTAAATAGAGAGTTTGCGGCCGCAAGGCTCGCCTGACTTCGGGCTAATCTCTGAAATGCAGGGTCAAGTTTAGCGATCTGTTTTTCCAATTCTTGAGCGTCCGACAGAATCTTGAAAAACGGATTGTCGGCATTCGTTCGCTGGTTTAGTGACTGGAAAAAATCTTGAGTTACCTTGTTTAGCTCTTTGGCTTTCTCAATACGTTTCGCGGCTTGCTCACGTTCAAATTCCGCTTCGGCCTTCTGACGACGAATACGGTTTTCAAAACTATTAGAAAATGCGGTATCTTGGTCGGCGATGTTCTTTTTTTGAGCATCGGAAATACGAGCGTTCGCTTCAAGAATTATTTTTTGCAGCCTTTCTAATTCAGGATTCGCAATCGGCTTGCCTTGAGCGTCCAGCCTGCCCGTCGTCGGCGATGTGATGTCAAATAACTTTTGAGCGTTATCCTTAATTCTTTTTAACGCATCTACGTCGCCGCCCGCAAAAGCGAATCTCTCGTTCAGCTTGATAGTTCGTTCAACTTCCTCTCTTTGTTGTTTTAGATTACTAAGAATCGTTTGTCCGGCGATGATCGCCCTGTTCGATGCAGCCGCTCCATTCTCAATAAATTTGAGCCTTTGGGCCTCAGTATCTCGAATGTCATTTGTGATCTTGGCAATGATAGCAATGCCGACGCCGGCGACACCGATAGCGGCTCCGTAAGCAGAAGCAAATCCGGCAACCGCTTTCATCGCACCCGCGAGCTTGAATCCTGATTGAGCCGCCGCGTCGAGAATCTGCGGGCCTTGCTGAATTGCGATTAACCACAATGGCGTTCCGCTTCCAAGTTGCGTGAACACGTCCGCAGCCTGTCGAGCGAGATTTAGGCGTCCGGCGGAATCCGCCCGCGACAATCCCGCACCAGATGCACCGCCAACGCCACTGCGAGCCGCGGCGACACGCTGAATCTTATCTGCCAGTCGGTCTAAATTCGCGGACGTTTGGATCGCTTCTGCATTGAGCCTCGACAAAATAACAGGATCGCGTGTGCGTCCCATTTCAAGCTCGATCTGTCGCAGCCTTGTCAGAGTTCCCGACAGTCCGGCTTGTGCTCGAAGTGATGCCTGAGCGATACCGCCGCCATAATTATCAGAGATTTGCCGAAGTGTGAAGTTTAGCCCGAGTGCTTGCTTTTGGACTGCGGAAATTGATTTGTCGAACGCAGAGGTGAAAGCCGTTCCCGCTGCATTGCCTGCCTGCGTCGTTTTTGCGACAATCGCATCGGCAGTCGCAAATAGCGGGCTTGCGTTTCCAATAAAATCAACTTGAACTTGGTTAGGCATTCTGGAAATATTGTAGCATTAAGCGTTTGTTTTCGGTATGCCTATTGATATACCTGTTTTAGAATTCTATAAAGACGAAAACGACAATACCGACGTTGGCGGATGGTCAGCGAAATGGGCTGGTTATCGAATTTGCTTCACCTCAGAATACGGGAACCCCGAGAAACCTTTTATATATATGGATCGTATCAAAGGCGATGACGATGAGAATGCAACTATCTATCCAGATGGAAGAATCGAATTAGGTGCATACGGAGCGGCCACATCGTTTAAGGATATTCTGGCGTGTATCTCAATACGAAAAGCCCTGAAATTGTTAAAGTCGCTGTAAACGCCAACGGCATCAGGCATTGTCTCGCGTCATTTTATCATATCTCGCCTTTTCGGATTCGTAAACATTAACAAGAATTGATGTTTTGGCGGTCATTTGTTCGGGCGATGCGTCCTTAATTGTGAGAATGGTTTTTAGGCATTCAAAGACACTTACAAAATCAACGGTTTTTAGGTCTTTCGGCTTGAGCCATAATTCCCATTCTCTTATTGTGGAGCGCTCAAACTCCTTTTTCTTTGCTCGACGCGGGCAGGTTTTGCACAAATCTCGCCGGTAAACATCATATTGCTTTTCCCGTTTTTCTTTCGGGCAATGCTGCGGACAATCGGAATATTCAACGGCATTGCCTTCAAGCGATTTCGTGTAGTGAAACCATCGCCGCGTTAATAGCTTGAAGGCCGCTAAAAAACCACTGACGGCGTTAGCTTGGTTCGGTAGTAAAGAATTGCCTGATTAGCAACTCTTTCCTGTTCGCCCGTTCTGTCCTTGAAGTAATCGCGGACTGCGTTTGCCGGATTGTCGGCTTTCAGTGGAACGTCTTTGCCGTCGCCGTTTCGCGTGAACGGTAATTCAACGCACCAAGCGGCCAGTCCGTCAACTAAAATATCGAATTGCTGCGATGCCTTTTGCTCTTCGGTTAAAGTGTCTGCAATGTCGGCATAGCGAGCAAGCCAAGCGTTTTCTTCAGCGACGGTGATGACTCGCATCGGGAAACAGATGCGCTCTTCAACGATGCCTTTATCGTTTTCAAAGCCGACTTTCGGCGTGATTATTCTTGATTTCATATTTTTCGAGCCTCATATCGGGTGATAAGGCTATGTAGCTCTTCGGATGCAAAAAACTCTACTACAGGACTCTTTCCCTGTTCGTGCGTAGAAACAACATCGACTAAGTTGGTTATTCCGCCGAGGTTATCAATATCCGATAAGATTTCTTCGCCCTCTAGTCCAACAATTTTCTCAATTCGGGCAACCGCATCTAGTAAAAATTCTTTTCGCATATATTTGGAGCCGATGAGAGGAATTGAACCCCCAACCTGATGCTTACAAGGCGCCTGCTCTACCGGATTGAGCTACATCGGCTGAATAAATTTACGGTAAAGGAAAGTGTCCTTTCTGAGCTAACGCGGCGTATGCCTGTAGCCGCGCACAGGGGACTAAATCTGCGTCCTCCGGTAGTTAAATTCCCGTTGCTCGTCCACGGCTCGAATAGGCAATATTCGGTAATTCCCTTACCATTCTAAAAGTATAACAAAAAACCCACTCCTAGCAGAATGGGCTTTTTGCTTCGTTACTAATGTCGTTGCAGTTAGGGCAACAGTCAAAGATTAACACATTATTCTGACCATTGCCAATAATAAAAAGTATAACAAAAAAGAAGGCCGACCGTCTTTTAGAACGAATCGGCCACAAGTGGAGTTCTTCAAGTATGTCCAAAACTATGTTAGCAGAAATGCGGCTGACTGTGCAACATAAGCCTCTGCGTCAAATGGGGCGGCCGTAACATTCTTGAACGCCGTGCCGTCGATCTGGATAACGCTCGACTGTAAAGCACCGGCCGCACCGATAGGATCGCTCTGAAACGATAGCTCGGTTTTGTCGAAAAACCAACTTACGCGATGTCCGGGCATTCCGAAATGAAAGATAACCGGAACGGCGGCTTGCGTCCTTTCATCGTGAGCAAGCGTGTAAATCGAATCGACCTCAGAGCCAAACACGCTCAATGCGAACGTATAGGACGGCTGTATGCCGCGTTTAAGCTGCTGTAGGTCTATTCCGTCGAATCCGTAGGCCGATTGTCTATCAAGCGGCACGTTGTCTGTAACCGTGATCGACAGGGAATTAATATCGGTCGTCTGCCAAACGGAGTTGATATTGATTCGAGAATCGCTTACCGGCATCGGCGTAACGTTATTACAATCCGGTATCGTGAACGTCGTTTCAATCGAATCGTAATCCCACATTCCGACGAGTGTAACGACTAATCCAACATCGCCGTCAAGCGATAGCGTGAGATTCAGGGATACCACGGCATAATTGATATATTTCTCTACGCGATCGATGTCCGTTTCCCAGCCCATGCAGAAAGAAATAAGCTGCTTTGTCCGCGAAGTTGACCGCGTGAACGCATGGAAGTTTTGGGCTCCGTTCGTTCCCGCGGCAACCGACATTCCGCCGGTTCCAACTATCGTTGGCAGATTCGCACGTCCGAGCCGTCCAGTGTCGGGAAAGGTTAGGGTAAAGGGGCCTGTACCGGTAACAACGACGTCGCCCGGTTGAATGAATAACATTCGGGCGGCGGTCAAATAATTCTGAATCTGTGCGGCGGTCGAGCCTGTCGGAATGCTTTGCGTCGTAACCGTGCGGCCTTCCAGTGTCATCGCAAGCGTTCCGGCCGTTCCGCCGTCTGTCAGTGTTTGCACTTCGTTCGCCGGCGTTCCGGTCGGAGCGGCAGCCGTGCCGAGATACAAAGCCGTCCACATTGCGAGAATCTGGTCAGAGACTTCGGTATATGTCAGCGTCATCGTTCGCCGACGAGTCCGAACCTTTCTATCAACTAAATCCTCATCGCGGCAATCGCGGATTTCCTGACGTTCAACGTCAAGCGAACGGGCGATCTGGACTTTATGCCGGACGGTAATATCGGCATTTGCGACGGGCGTATCCCATGCGGCTTGAACTATTCCTTCGGCGGGAAAGACCACGAATCTGTCATTTAGCACTTCGCGAGTGTTTGGCATTGTTTAACTCTCCTTAACGTGATTCCAACTTCGGCACGCCCTTTGACGGTCGAAACGCCTTAAAACTTTTGGGCATCGCCTGAATAATCTGACCAGCCTTTTCGTGATAGAATCCGGCGAGCTGCTCATCGGCGGACGGCAACTTGATTTTCATTCCGCCTGGTTCAACGATAAAATCAGGCGGCTCAGCGTCAACCGTTTCGCCTTTAGACTCGACCTTGCGAATGAAAATGATGTTTGGCTCGTTTTCCTTAATCACTTCAATGCTACCGTCATCAAGGACTTTCGCGGCAACGCTTTCGTGTGTAATTGTGTGAGTTTCGTTCATATTATGCTACCTGTAATTCTACTGTCTCTCTTAACCTTACCGCAAATCCGACTATGCCTGGCACAAAATCACAAATTGCCTGATTCTGAATATCTTCGGCTTGCGTGATCGAAGTCGTTTTCACAAATGCAAATCCGGTCAATCCGGTAATCGTTCGCCGTCCTTGAAATTCGTTTTTGATACCGAGCCACGCCGCGATAAACAAATTGTGATTTGCAAGCACTTTCGAGTTAAACACATCCGGCGTTAGGCTTTCATCTTCGCGTGTCAATCCGTATTGTCGGAATAAGTAAAACTCATAGGTCAATCGGATTAGCGGCTTATCAAGGCATCCGGCATCTGGCACGTCTTCAAATAGCAAAGGGTAAATCCAACAGGCCGCAACTATCGACGTATCAATTTCGACTTTCGTGTCTTTCGTGTCGTCGAGCGTCGCCCAAAACTCGGTTACATCGTTGCAGTAAAGCGGCGACGGTTGAACGAATCCCGCCTGCGACACGGTTGCAATTGTGTCGGCAAGTGACTCGCGTATCAAAATTTCCTGCGAAGCATCGAGCATTCATTAAACCAAACCCTTCAAAACAATATCCGCATCTTTTCTCATTTTCACTTCCGCGAGTTTGGCGTCCAATTTATCCATTATCGGTCTACCACGTCGATTCTGCAAAATCTCGCCGTATTTTGATGCGACCGTTCCGTTACTCGGATTCACCTTTTCAGCGATGTAAACTTGTGAGCGATTGTCGCTTATCCGTCTGTCGGAAATCGCATTAACAAGCGTTCCGCTATCGGGCGACGGCCTTTGACCGCGAGCCGATGCCCTGTGCGATCGACGGAAAGTTGCACCGCGTTTCTTTCGATAAGTCCGACCAGTCGCAGGCCCTTTTTCCATTCTCTGCTTAGTCAAAACCTTAAAGTCTTTGGCCTGCTTCGAGATGAAATTAGAAACGACGCGCCCGCGTTTTGCTTTGTCAAATATCGGTGATGTTAGAATGACTTTTGCCATTAAACTATCGTATGCCTTTGCTCGGGAACTCTTATTAGTCGAGCGGCAAAATAAACGCTTCCAAGACTCGGATCTATTTTATCTTTCTCGCCTTCGGCAAAATTGTAAATTTCAAGCAGGCCTGAAGCTGGAACGCCGTATGCGATTGCGTGAGTTTCCGCCCACGTGTCTCGGAAGGTGGCAACATCAGTCGTCGTGTATCGGAATAATCCGCCCTCTGAGCGATTGTCGTCAAACCTAACGTAATAGCCGCTTGTCAGTTCGCCGTTTTGCTCATAACGTTTTGTCTGCCCTTCGCGTTTCAGCAGAAAGCATCGCGTTCCGTCAAGCTGACGGGTCTGCTGCAAAATCGTATTCTTTTGAGCAAACCCCGCGAATTGTATATTTGCGATGACCGTTGACATTTCAAATATCTATAAACAAACAGGAATCGAATTATAATTACCACTCGACACAAGATGGGCATTGAGCAAGGTCGGCGTCATGCCGATTGCTACTGCGATGTCGTTTATTTGTGCGGCGGTTAGTGTCATTTATTCTTGCGTCGATTAAATCGCTAGAACCGAAAATCGGCGAAAGTCGTTCCCGCGACCGTTACCGTGCGAATTTCCGGCATCGGGTTTCCCGGCTCGTTTGGGTCGGCTGGAACCTGAAATCGAAGTATCACGTCCGATCCCGCCTCTTCACACTCAACGAGTGTGCAGTTTTCCAAGTAATTTATTAAGTCTTTCATTGTTGTTTTTCTCCTTTTTTTGTGAATTGGTCTGTGGTTTTTCATTAGTAATCTCCTTTGTGGCTACACCACGCGATTGAGTGGCCGAATAATCGGCGAACGATTCGGCATATCTTCGTCCACCGTGCGAAGGATTGCACGTGGCGAACTGTGGAAACATATTTAAGGCGGTTAGTGTCATCCGATTTCTTTCCTTAAACTTCTTGCGTAAGAACCCCGGCAGTCACAAGCCTAGCTATGAGCATATTAATGGCATCGCGGGCGACACTGTCCTCAACAATCCCCCCTACTGGCGCGGGAACGGCGGCATGAGGTGCTCCGTTAACCTGAATGACCGGATTCGCCGGATCGGTGTTATCGACCGCGATGCCGGAACCTGGGACAACCGTGAGCACTCCTACATTATTAATTATCGGGTTATCTGGGTCGGTAAGATCAATGTCTATTCCGTCACCACTCCCAATGCTTTCAATGAAAAGGTTCGACTGCACGCTGACGACAGGCGTGGCGGGTTCGATACTATCAATAAATATTCCGGGGCCTGCAATGAGCCCTTGAACGCCAGTATTGATAACTACTGGATTGGCAGGGTCGCTATCATCTATCGTGATACCGGAGCCTCCGACTACGGCCTCCACGCCGCCACCGCCTGAAGTTTCGCTAAATGTGATTGCATTAGTTCCGATAACTGGCTCACTCGCAGACGAAACATAGAACGTCTTACCTGAATTTGTGCCACCGTTTTGGCAGATGGTCGTTGAACCGTTACGAATATCAGTCGATGCGTTGAAGTCAACGGCTCGCGTCAAGACAAAAGCCGCACCGCCCGAACCTTGCTCGGTCACGGTATAAATGCCGTTTTGAATCGATGACGATTGGTCTTTAATGAGAATGCGTTCGCCGTTCGATGCGTCAACACCATCGACATTAAGCCGTCCGTTGGCATCGCCCGTAAGTGTCGCCCCGACGCCGTCATCGCCGTTGTCGTATGTGCAAGATGGCAAAGCTGCGACGGTCGCAAGGGCAACGCCTTCTTTGGCAACACCCGAACCCGTACCCACTTCCACACCATTGATTAAAAGCGAATATCCGTTGTTACCGTCGCTGATAATTGACGCGACAACGTGACCGACCACATCAACAAAATCCAAGCGATCAATAAAAGTTTGTTTGCCGTTCGAGCCTGCGATTTCAGAGCCGGTGATTGTTGTTCTGTGTTCCATTTTAATTTAGCAGCGAATCAGTCCATTGCCCGATGACGCGGAATCGTATTCAAATTGCAGCAACTTCGCAATCTTGGATTCAACGTCGCCGACTGCATTAGAGAGATTCATATTCAGTCCCTCATTCGACTCCGTTGGCGTAAAAGCAATATAGCGATTGTCAAAGCCATCGTACTGCGACATTAAGGCTAATACTTTCGTCTTATCGGAATCCGTGATAACCGATGCATAAAAATCAAGATGCTGCGATAAGTAGTCGGAGTTCGTTCCGAGAATTACAGCAAGATCGGTTATCTGTGATTCCGTGAATGTCGCCATTTATGATGTGTGCTTTTCGTCTTTCTTGTCAGGCGCAGGTTTTTCGGCAACCGACTCTTCTTTCGGCTTTTCGGTTTCTTCTTCGACTGGTTCGATAGCACCCAAAACCCAGCCCGCTTGCTGATACGCGATGACGTTATCCGCCTCGATCTCGGCTTCTACTATCTTTTCGGGATTATCAATATCCGGCCCGTGCATCGTGTGAAATACTGCTTCCGCTTTTGGCGCGTCGGCATATTTCACAAGCGGCTTTACCTCCACTTCTGGCGGCGGTATCGGCCCCAGATTCCAGCCCGCGTTTTTGTAGCCTTCGATGTTTGCGGCCTCGATATATTCTTCGACAATTTTACCCGTGTCAGGATGCGTCCCGTGCATTAAATAGCTTTCGACTTGCATTGTAAAAACTCCTTTAGGTTTGAAAAAAGGGCGAGAAAGCCCGCCCCTTGATTTAGCAGAAACTCGAAAGACTATCCGAGCAAAATAGCAACGTGTTCGGGATTGAATACCGTCGCGCCCCACGCCGCAGAAATCTCATACTGCGTCCGGCCATAGTTGGCATACTGAGCCATTCGGAAACTCAGGCCGCTATATGGATCGGTGATGATTTCCTCTGCGACTGCGAGTTCGCCCTTCGCATCGCCCGGTGCGTGAAAGTAAGGTGTTCTAGCGGCAAGGATGATAGCCGACTGCGAGAATCCGACGTTAGCGGTAAAGTTGTTACCGATTGTCATTGCCACGTTATCGGCGAGTGTTTGCCGAAGTCCTGGTGACTGAATAACGATGTTTGTAACCGTGCCGCCGCCCGTTGAAGACGCTACGACATATTTGTTTGTATCGCCCGTGAATGTGACCACATCACCCGCGAGAACCGTTCCAGAGCCGGTGTCAACGTCGATGGACGTAGTGCCGATTGGATAGGTCGCGTGATTCGACTGGTATGATGTGCCAGTGCCTTTCGTGATCGCCGTAACCGCCGCAGACTCTTTGATAGAGAACCCGAAAAGGTCTAGCAGTTCGCCGTCACGCAAGGTCATTGTCGTTCCCGACTCATTGACCTTATTCAACTGCGTAAGGCTGCGGAGTGCGACGCCTGCCGTTGTGTTAAGGATTAGTGACCTCGCACCTGGAGCGCCATTGTCGTCAAGAATTTTGCGAAGCTGTGCGGCATCAGCAAGTGTTGACGCGAACGGCGTAGTGCCTGCGGCTCCGTATGCCCGCGATGCACCGGCTGCGGCCTTGAGATAAACGAAAGATTCCATTTCGTTGCAAAGCGTTCGCATCGCCTGAGTAACTTGAGCGGTCATTACGTTTTGCAAGCCCGCACCTGTATTGATCGCAACCGCTTCTTCGCCTGTCCAACGAATCGGAACACGCTTTGATGTCTCAATCGTCAGGGGTTTGTTTCCGATTACCTGATCGCCGTCATCAGGCGGAGTGACAGCCGGAGTGATCGTTGTCGATGTAACCGCCGGAGCCTTAAAGCTGTAAAGTGTTTGGCCGACCGGAATCGCCGATGCCTCGGCGTCGAGTGTGACGGAGTTAACGAATCCTACGAGTTCGCGTGAAATAACATCAAAGCTCTTATATGCGGCCTTGACGAGATTTGTAAATGTATTTGCCATTGTGAGTTATGCTCCTAGAAGTAATTTTTCTAGTCGATAACTTCGCCGTCATTGAGATAAAATTCCCGTTTCGCTGCGGCGTCAAGCTGATCGACTTCTGATTTTTTCAACTGCTTTGGCGTTCCACCGCCACTTGTTTGACTTCCAGCAGCCCCACCGCCTTCTGTATTGCCAGCCTCAAATAAATAAGGCTTGCTTGTTTTGAGACCTGAGAAAATCTCATCAATCTCTTTAGCATCCCCGATGCCGTCTTTCTTTTTGACGCTAAAATCGTTTTCGTCAAGATCAAATATCGAATCCAAGTCACCCTCGGCAAGTGCGGCTTTAATCCTATCCGCTTTAACGCCTTTTGAGACAGCTAAGTTTGCGATCTTTTCGGCTCGAAGTTTACCGATTACCGAATCGGCTCTTTCATTTGCAGCTGCCAGTTCCTTAGCGTGTCTATCTTCGAGTTTTGCCTTCAGCGTTTCATATTCGCCTTTTGCCGCAAGCCCTTCTTCTTCGGCTTTCGCGGCGGCCTCTAAAGCGGCCTTTGCTTTTTCGGGATCGATTCCGTCAAATGCTTTTGCCTTTTTCTTTATGTCTGCCAATTCGGCAAGCAATTCATCCCGCTTTGCTTTCAGGCCAGATACATCCTCATAGTCGGCATCGAGCTTATAGCCGTCGCCGTCTGCGATATATTCCTTTTTCAAATCCTCTGATAACTTTTCAAATTCGGCCTTGCCGATCTTGGTTTTGAGTGCCATATTTTGAGCCTTGCCCTTTTTGCGTCCTTAACGCAGTGTGATTTAATTCGCGGGATTCCGCTTGACTAGAATAATTAACACAAACAAATATCGTTTGCAAGTGGAAAATACGAGGCATTAGTAATTTAGCGATAAATCAGGTAGCAACGGCAATTTTGCTGACAGCCGTTCGGATATATCGGCGGACCCAAACTGCCAATCGGCGGCATCTCCTCAATCGGAATCCAGTTTCTTTTTGCAAGGCGTCGGCATGGTATGCAATGTTCGGCTACTCGCAGAATCCGTTTACATTCAGTTTGAACACCAATCGCACCGCGAACTTGCTGCTCGATCTGTGAGTAAGTTGTCGCTGCCGCTCTTAAATAGCTTTTTGCCCTTGCCCTGATTCGGGCAAATGAGCCTGCGTTTTTGTTTCTGATGTCCGCAATAAATTGATCGGCGAACTTCACCTCACTTGCGACGCGAGATTGAACGGCAGCACTTGCGGCCGCTGAAGCAATGCCACCGACCGCCAAAGCTCCCGCGAGAATGTGCGAACTTGTAATCGTCGATTCAAACGCCCGCTGAAATGCCGCTAACGTGATTTCCTTTTTCTCTAATTGGTCAACGAGTTTTGAGAGTTTCCGCCCTAATTTGTTTTCAATGGATAAGAGATATTTGCGGATTGATGTGATAGACACCGACCGACCTTTGACATAAAACTTGCCCGTTGCCGGATTCCATTCAAGTTGGTTTAACGCCGACGCGGATTTAGATGCCAACGCCGTAAGCAAAAGCAAGCCTATGAATTTCGCATCATCAGCAGCGTCTTTTTCGGCTTGTTTAATTTGTTCCGGCGTCATCAGGATTCGGATTATTTATGTCTGTATCATCTTCGGGCATTAGATCGTTTTCTTTGTTGAACTTTTTGATCTGGTCTTCGGAATACCCATATTCCTTCCGCAGCTCATCAATCGGAATATCAAGCACATCACGTTTCTTTTCGAGTGCGGTCAAAACTAAAGTTTGCTCTGTCGGATCGTGACTGGGAAAC